CATGTATTCATGTCTGCCATAAGCAAGCGTTCTTGGATAGCCAACCGCTTCACCTAAATACTCACCTGTGATGCAATCAAATTCACCACTAATTAAACTATCTGCTATTTCACCCATAATAATCAATATTTAATGTTTCACATTCAATCTTTCTTCACTCGTATAAGCCACTACAAGCCCAGTTTCATCATGCTGTATGGTGATGTACTTTTCACCCCTCTCTATGGTGGTAAAGTCGTACATAGAACATAACTTACCCAATACTTTGCCCAGTTGCTTCATCAATGGGGATTCGGGACTGATAACTAAAACTAAATCCGCTTTCATAATCGTGCGTATTGTGGTAGCCCGAAGGCTACCGAATTAAACTTAGAATTTCTCTATTTTGAGGTTATCATTAATGATAAACATACGTCCACATTCTAAAACAACGTGAGTATCTGTGATTCTTTTCACTACTCTTACTACATCATCGTGCGATATGCGTGGCGTACCGTCTGAATGACGACCATTAGACAAATCACCTGATACTCTATATCTCAAACCTACTGTAACTTCATTTACGTTCATAATCTTCTATATTACCGGATTAAACTATTCAATTTCTATATCTATAATTTGCAGAATGTTATCTGTAATCATGCTATTAACACTAAGCTGGGCTGACTTTATGCCGTTGGCAACCATCCATCTTTTTGCTCGGTTGATAGCCGACTGCTTACTACTACCATCGGGTATCAATGCGCCTAAATCATTGTAATCGCTATCTAACAACTCAAAGTAATATCGCTTCATAATCTTCTACATTGCGCAGGGCGAAAGCCCTGCTGGTTAAACTTATGCTATATTCAGTCTATTATTTCTCATTGCATTCAGTTCTGCTGCCATCTTGTTAGCAGCTTCTTCTGTATCTTCTAAAGAAGCCATGCTCATATCATAGCCATCTATTACCATATAATAACCTCTTACCTTCTTTACGTAGAACTCATTTGCCTTATGCTGCTTCATGTAACTTGTTGCTTTCATTGCTTTATATCTTTTAATTGTTACTTATACTTCTTTATAACCTCTTGCATTCAACCATGCGATTGCGCCTTTGAGCGTCTTGAAACGCTTGCTGCTTTCTACCGCTGTGCAAGCTGAATAGTTCTTTTCGTCATGAATGAACAATGCACCTTCGTTCTCACCTTTCTTATAACTGATAATATTCATATCTTCTATCTTTTAATTGTTATTACTTCGTTTCTAATGATGCAAAGATAGTATCATTTATAATACAAAATACTATTTATGCGTTAATAAATCATAAAATAGAGTATTATTTATAATACATACTAATAAATAAGTATTTTTGCATCATGGAAGCAAAAGGAGTAATACATTTGGAAATAAAGGCGACTGGGCTACACAGATACTTCGGTTCGCCATCGGCTATGTATGATAACTATACAAGTCAAGAACTCGGAATTGCCCGACAGTCACTTCTGAACTACTGGCAAAAGACGGAGGAACCTTATGAAAATGCTGTTTGCATAATCAGGAAGGGAGAATTAGAACGTAAAAAAAAGACAAAAATAGAATAATGAAAGTTTATAAATATAGAGCCAACTTATTTAATGAGAAAGAGAAAAGGAGAAGAGATACCGAATCCTTACTAAAAAATGAATTTTATGCTGCAAAATTTAAAGAATTGAATGACCCATTTGAATGTTCTTTTGATTTACAGATGAAAGATTCTGATAAAACGACTTTCTATAATTCTATTAACCCACTTGATGTTGGCATATATTCTTTGGGGATGCTGCAACAAGAAGAATTATTTCCGTCTCATGAATTAATGTGGGCACATTATGCAAATTCACATAAAGGTTTTTGTATTGAGTATGATTTAGATAAGATGTTACAAAGTTCTTATCCCGACTTTGATATTAGAAACAAAATAACAGTAATTTATCAGCCAAATATGCCAACTATTGTAAAAGAAGACTTTAATGATATTTTTGGCATCCAAAAAAAAGTATTTGGTACAAAATCATTGGCATGGGAATATGAAAATGAGATTAGGTTAGTATTTCTTGAATCAGGAATAAAACACTATTCCCAAGAAATTGTTACAGGTATTTATTTTGGCTTAAATATTGGTTTAGAAGAACGGAATTTAATCATAAACAAACTAAAAAGAAAAAACATAAAATTCTACCAAATAAATAGAACAAACAACTCATATAAATTATCATGTAGCGAGTTAAATGAGAGTGATATATATAATTATCAAATTATTAGTCAATCAAGTAATATGATTGTTGACAATTACAATGTTTTGTATTTAGGGGTTAATAAAGATAAAATTACAATGCAGAATTTTGTGAACGAATTTCGCAGAGGAAAATATAAACCAACAAATATCACTATTTATGATGATTTACGAGTAGAGAAATGCATAAATAAATGGTCTTCACAAACGACAGAAGAAGAAAAGCAGATATTAGCAAAGCATTGGATTACATATGCACCATTCGATATTGCTCCAATTATTTGGATGTATCCCGAAAGCTAAAGCCGGAGCACTAAACTCCGGCTCATTAATTGATTAGCCCTTTGAATTTTAACCGATTTACGATTTCGGTGTAAAGATACTCTATATCTCCACTAAAGTCCCCATAATTCTGATACAGAAACACGACATCAGCACAATTGTCGGAAATTGTACTTTTGGACTGAACCCCAAGCACCCTTGACATCTCTTCACGTAACCCTGCTGTCATTTTCCCACCGGCAAGCGAACTTGGAGAAAACAGGTACAGGATAATGAAGATGAACTTCTTTCGCTGGGTCACACTGTCAATATTCGGCGGACATCCCCTCTCATTCAGCAACTCAACGAAAATTTTGTAGATTTCATGGATAAGGCTTTTGTCTTTCAAAATCGGGGAAGTCAAGGTATTTTCTTCCTCTGAAAGTTCTGATTTCTCGATACGAATTTTTTTAAGACGAATTATTTTGTTAAAATCCAGTTCCATAACACGATTATTTTAAAAGTAAATAGTATATTTGCATCATAATCGTGTAAGGAAGAGCTGATTTATGGTCGTGCGTGGGTTGGCTCTTTTTCATTCTTCCCCATTCGTGCTGACGAATGGTTTCTTTTCCAAATCATAGCAGGTGATATATACCCGTTTCCCATTGACATCACATAGAGCAAGGGCATATCCTTTCTCCAGTATTTTAACCGGCTGATTGTCGCAATAGACAGTACTTCCAACCGGAACTCTTATAAAATGACGTACTATCATTTGATTATCTTTAGCTTGTTGTACCAGTGTGAAGAAAAAGGGAACCACCCGATTAAGAATGATTCCCCGAAAATGATTACTTTATATAGTTTGCTCATGGATTTTTCTTTTTAAGTATTTCAATACATTCCTTTACTCCATCATCGAAACCTTGTTTATACCCTTTGGTATAATCCCCTGTGGTATATACTGCCATTGACAGAAAAAATAGAAGGATACCTACAGGCTTATACCAACCGGGAAGTGATATAGAAAACGGCTTAAATGTAATTGTGAGATCTCCAACCCATAATAGGGCGATAATACATATAATTGTAAATAATATTGTTTTCATATTCAATACTTTTTCCCGTTCAACATAGGTCTTAATTCATTGTATCTTATCTTCTGTTCGATATGCCAAAGCAAATCTATGTCAAGATGTTTGGCAAGTCCAAAAATTGACAGTATCATATCATTCACAGTAATAGAAAAATCAAATATTCCGTCATATCTAACAGGAAGTGTAGAGATGGAATAGATTGATTCGGTGAAAGTTTCGTCTTTATAGGCTTCTGCCATATCTTCAATACAGTCATCAATATCTCCGTTGGCAAGTTCAAGGCTTATCCCTCGAAGTCCTGCAAGGTCAAGCAAGCGGATAACCGCATCGCTTAGTTCGTCTGAAATCGTATCTTTGATATATTTTTCAAAACAATACTTGAAATTGACATCATCGTGCGGTTCTTCATCCTCATAAGAAGACTTGAAAGATTCCCTGTCGGCATGTTTCCCTTTTCGGTCCGCTTCCACAGCTTCCATAAGCTCGGAAATGACAAGACAAAGAAGATGTTCATTACTCAGCTCCTTATCATGGAAACCGTGCTCGCAAGCGGTCTTATAAGCACGGTCGCGTAGTTCGTTCAAGTTAATATTCTTCATTCCCTTAGTCCTAATTTAATTTCCTCATCCTTAATTATTTTTCCAATCTTATCGGCTTCCTCATACCGTTCTTCTTTTATCAACAGTCTTTGCAATTCCAAAAGCTGGTTAATGTAAACAATATCGTTACGATCTGATACATGACGGACATATTCTTCTATCTTATCCATCTTGTCTTCCATGCGTCTGTGCCACTTGCTTACCAAGATTAAGGTAAACATAAAAGCACAAGCATTTAATAAGACAAGGATACCTTTAATATTAATTCTGCTGTTTCCATAACAATATAATCTGTTAATCAATAAGTTCAAATTCATAAACAAACATGAAAGGGTTACTTTCCCATATACATTTGCCTAATAATTTGTATATGAGAGCGACAAAGGCTTGTTTTGCATTAGGATACTTATACTTTCCAGAGTCATCAAAACTATATGTAAAACCCATGCAATCGGTATGCGGTGAATCAAATCCTAAAAAATATTTTCCTATACCTTCTTTCATACAACTTTCATCATCTATATCTTGGAGTCGTTCAATCTTGATTCCGGTAATTTCAATGTGGTGGGGCATTAGGTCGGCTTTTGTAAACATAGCATTACTCCATCCTTTTGTATGTGTCAATTTGTCTAATTCGTATTTGCCACAATACGCATAACTTAATATATCTTTGTACGGCTGGGATATTGCCACTACCTCACCAATATGCCATTTCGGTTTATTGGCGGTGGGGTTAATTTGGTCTAAACAAATACGCCTTGTTTGCGTTTTATGACGGTTCAAAACAGCATCTAATAACCCAAATTTACGATTAAATAATATTCTTTTCATCTGACCTTGTATTCTTTATGTTTCCTTACTGGTGTGGAGAGTGCTTTTTTGTAAGTCCATCCACACATTCTAACCCTTGTATTAACAGTACTTCTCTTAATTCCTATTTTATCACACCATTGTTGCAAATCTAATGTTGTTCCGTTAATGGTTATAAGAATGTTACATCGTTTATTGTCACTTTGCTCTTTTGGAGTAGCCCAACGACAATTAGAAGGCTCATAGTTACCATTGTGATTTATTCGGTCTATGGATAGTTCTTTTGAATATCCATTGTCCATAGACCAATTATAAAATGCAGTAAAATCTTTCTTCCATTGTTGGCACATTGATATACCACGACCGCCATATCTATCGTATGCAGGATTGCTTTTTGTATAGCATCTTGACTTCATCCCAGACCAAATACGATATAGCCTTGTATTTTTCAATCCATGCTTAATGTTTTTGCTCTCATTAATAAGACACCCACAAGATTTCGTATTACCTGTAGTTAAGGCATTAGAACGAACAACGCAATGAGTTCCACAATCGCAAATACAATCGTAATAATATTTCCTATCATTCCCTTTGTGATTGATTCCTATCACTGTTAATCTTCCAAATTTTGTTCCTTGTTGTATCATATTGTTTGAGTATTTTTCCCATTCAATACAGCTTGGGTTAATCCTAATTTATCGTTGAAAAATATCTTCTTCATAATCATATAAGTTTTAAACATTCTTTAATCCCTGCTTCAAGTGCTTCTTCGTAAATATCCCATTTACCACCATCATTAGGTCCTTCATAAACAGAACTAGTTATATGAGTTCCATTATCAGCTTTAGATATTTCGTATCCATAGCCACAAGCACAGTTATATACACATATATGAATATTTTTGGTTTCACGTAACCACTTTTGGGCGACGGATTGCGGAGGAACAGATAGGTATTTATAACAATGATTCAAAGTGGAAACATCTATGAGATATTTTCTTTCATTGAACCCTTTCTCTTTAAGCAGTTTAGCAGTTTCTAATGTTACAAGTTCTTCAGTCATGGTTATTCTCCTTTCTTTTGTTACTTATTACATTCTTCACAATGTAATTTATAAGCATGGGCAAACATCTTTAACGTAACAGGATCAAAGTGAAAATCTGCCTGTTTCCCTTCTATGACAACTGAAACACATAATTGACCGTCGCAAAAGTCAATATATACCTCGCCACCTCCATCCCCTCTAATGGAAAAGGTTTGTGTCTGTACACTATCCATGATTCTCCTCCTTTAGTCTTTTAATTAGGGCATCAGCGCAATTAAGCGAATATTTAGCTACTGCCTCAGAATTAATACCATTCTCGTTTGCTATAACAACTTTAATAATGTCTTTTGCCAATTCGTACCTACGTTGTTCCCAATCAATAGCTGAATTTCCAAGATTTAAAAAGTCAAGTTCACACTCTCTGAATACCATATTATCACATACATATATGTTATCTCCACTATGTAACGCATTGGTATTTGTTTTCGGAATTACATCTACCAAAACCCCTGTTGATTTTACTCTTGCTTTCATAATTTATTTCTCTTTAGGATTTACCTCAATTGAATATTTGTCAGTTAGCTCGGTTTTTATTGCCTCCTTACATAAAGTCCATAACATGTTATAGCCTCCTTGACGTTTTATTTCATCGGAAACCATACATCGAATCCAGTTGTCCAGAGAAACATCATTTCCATAAGTATTATGGAAAACTCGTTTAACCTCCTCTCTAATGATAGGAATCATTATCTCCCTTATATCCTCTTTAGTCAATTTTAGTTCGTTGTGGATATAGTTCTTTACTTCTCTGTATCTATATTTACTCATAATAATTATCCAATAAGTTTACGATCTTGTTTATTCCTCCTCCGTTATTATACATCCTAATAACACACCTAGATATTTCATTCCAAGTTCGGAAACATGGTACACAATTTGTTTTTCTATATCTAACAATCTTCTATTCGCGTAACCAATAAACACCAACTCTTCCCAATCATCATCAGGATGATTAACAATATACCAGTTACGATAAACCTTGTATCTATTTCTTTTTATTTTACCACGCTCAAACCCTATAGCGTGTTCCATTTTTTCTATCTGTCTTAATGATAATTTTGCATCATCCATAGCACTAATGTATTAATTCGTCCAATACCTTCTTTACAAGTTCATAGCGTGATAATTGCCAATCTTTCGCAATATCATCTATTTTATCATCATAATGATTGTCATAAACATACTGATTCAAGCTGTCAATAAACCCATCACCGTCAAGACCTTCATCACAATCATCAAACATATCAAGTTCACAGGCTAATTGGGAGCAATCACAGTGACTCACCCAGTCATAAATACACCCGTCATAAACATTGGTCTGTCTGTTGTATTTTTCTCCAACGTGTATTACTTCACCGCAAAATTCACATCTATGCTCTTTGCGAGCGATAGGCGCTTTATTTTTTAATACTTTCATATCTTTAAACATAACGCTTAGTAATAGTACCGAATGAATGATACCGATGCCAAACTATATTTCCACGCTGAATTTCAGTAAGCCAATCACAAGCCTTAAAAACTTGTCCTACATTGTATAGGAATGGTCTTTTTTGAATTTTTCTTTTTATTCTTGCTTTCATATTTAATCGAAATACATTACTTTCTTACCTATACATACTTTGAACCTTGAAAAACATTCGCTATGTTGTGTGATATGGTTAGGATTATATTTGTTAACAAAACATCCAGTACGTTTATGGTATCTGATACAAGCATTTTCAGGAGATTTAGCCAATACCTCTTTTTCATCTATAAAATCAGAAAACAAATCATCTCTGTATGATACCTTATACCACTTAACTTGGCTTCTTATCTTTTTAAAATACTTTGCTTTCATCATTCCTCCTTTGTTTTAAAATGTTCAATCAGTTCGTATACGGTGGCCTTGCGCCATTTAGGAGATACTGATATACTGTCATTGTTTTTATTATAAGCCCAAATTCCTTCGGGTGAAATAAACCACTGAAACTTATCTGTATCATCCCTCAATGCAGCTAAAGCCAGGAAAAGATCCTCATTAGTTCCGCAATCAATGCTATCGGTTTCGTCGGGATGTGGAATATTACTGAAAAACTCAACACTATATAGCCTATATTCAGGTTCGGTGAAAATACACAAGTCCTCGTTAAGTTCACATCCGAATAATCTATATCCTAACTCGTTTAATCTGTACATAAGTTTATATGTACTCTTTCTTATAAAACACGGTGTTGTAAATCCCATAATTATTCGTTTTTTAATAATCCTGATTTCTTCAATTTCTTTCTAAAATTCTTTTCATTCAAGGCTTGTTCATAATAGCAATTAGGTTCTATGACCGTTTCAGCCCTAGTTATAGGAAGCCCATTCAGTCCTATAGAAACATTATGTATAATAGAAGCTCTCTTTATCTCCCCTGTCTTAACGTTAAAAGAGAATAATATATGCCCTGGATTCCTCTTAACTTTTTTAATCAATTTATATTCTGTTTGTTGTTTTTGTAGATACTCTATCTGTTCTTTAGAAAGATCATCTTTTGTTACAATAGGTACTATATCCATTTACTTTTCCTCCATTACAACTTTAACATATCCTTTTTCAATACACCAGCACAGCATATCATAGGCTGCATCCAATAGATTTCCTGACAATTTAAAAACAAATGGTTCACATATGCCTATTTGATAACTTATATACCAAGGTCCAGCAAAAGTAGGTTCAATGTGCAGCTTATTTTTTGTACCAAAGTCATTTATGTGTCGCGGTAACTTGCCGAGAATATCTTGCAAGGTAAAAACTCCACACTCTTCTTTTAAGGAATGATCGTAACTACTAGTGTCAACGTAATATAGATTAAAATGGACATTGTACCAATGGTGCTTAATTGCTTTTTCAGCATCTTCCCATAACAATTCGCAACCATCATCATCCGTAGCTATTAATACCATGCTTGCATCGCTTGTATCCAGCCCAAGCTCCTTCAAGTGCTTCATCTGCTCGATTGATAATGCCTGTTTCATTTCTTTTCCTCCTCTGTTTTAATATCCGTTACTTTGCCACGACTGACAAAACAGAAACATCCCATCACATTACACAGGTATGATTCATGCTCCATCTTACACTCTTTGCATTCTTTACATAATGAACATTCACTGCAAACGAAATTTTCATTGAACGTTTTGCTCATTTCATGCAACACACCATCTATTATTATTCCGCTATTTATTTCCATATTGTCTAATTAATTTAATTGCTAATAGAGGGTCTTTATCTCCTATTTGATTGATTAGCTTTGTAAATTTGTCCACTCTGCCATAGTGTCTAACGCAAATAGCATTTGCCTTCATCGAGCGTCCTAATCCGTATAAATACTCCATGCGTGCATTTCTACGGATATTCTTCATTATCTTTTTTGCTTGTCTTAATTTCATATCTCAATCTCCTTTTCTTTCATTCATTGCAATTTTCTATTTTTCTCATTGATTGCCTCATGTCAAATTTGAAGTTGTCTAAAATCCTTTTAGCCTTAATTCCACATAAAGAACAAACTACAATGTCATAGCCTTCTTTATCACTCACAGCGTTTTGTTTTACCCAATGGTGTTTTGGACTTATGCAGGAATAAGACTTTGGTTTACGGATTTTTGATTTCGTGCACTTATCTGATTGCTCAACATTTCCGCACCTTGCTTCTATGCGAGATAAAGAAACATAAGCATACGCTGCACCTTCACCACATTCAAAATTCAAGTGATTATTGAATGCCTCTTTATCAAAGCCGAAATCCTTTCCACATCCGGGACATCTGTAACCCATAGCTAATCTCCTTTCTCTTTAATCCGTTCCAGTACATCCCTGTTCGCTTCTAATATTTCATCGAAAGACGGGATGGGAAACCAGCAGATAACTTTAATATCATCCTCAGTTACCTCTTTACCTCGATAAGCATTATCACTATCATCAATCCACCATCCATTTTCATACGTAAATATATCTATATGCTTAGGGGATTCAACTTCTCTATCAGCATATTTATAGTAATATAAAAATCCTACTAAAATACGCTGTCCTTCCTCCGGCAACCGCTCCTTCACACTTATCCAAGGTGATTGCTTTGACTGCCATTCGGCTCCGGCAATGAAGGCAAATCCCAAACTCACAATTCTTGTTTTATCAATATTGGGATTGCTTTTAAGCCAACTATTCCAATATTCTCTTGCCGCTTCTTCTACTGTCTGTTTCATATCAATCTAGTTAGGAATTAATAAACTCGTATCCCTTGTTGGTTGGACGATAAACAACATCTCCGAATGGTCCAGCCTCTTTTGTCAATAAACCATTTTCTACCATTTCGTCCAATTCAGCAGATGGTTTGCTATAACCGCCCCATCCTTTTTTGCAGATATTCCCTAAATGAATAAGCTGCATCTTACTTAACTTTATATCCATTTGATTCATATTATTATTGTTTTGAATTATATTTGAATTAATAAATTGGCACATCATAGCCCTTTTCAATCAAAAACTTTATTGCATTTAACCCAAGACGTTCTCCATGCCATTTTTCTGTTGACCACTCTCTATGATAGTGGTAGGACAAATCTTTGGTATTCAAAAAGAAAGTAAGTTCGCTACTATCTCGATTATCCTCTTTCTTCTCTGTTTTACGTTAATTGATTCGTACATACTTACCTGCTATATAACAAGTCCTTAGTATCTCTGCATTCTCTTCACCAAAAGCGATTAAGATGGAACCACAACCGGGTGAATCTCCGCGCGTACCATCCGGGCGAAAAAAACGAATCCTATTACGCAAAAACTTCATCGCTATTGCTTTCTCAAATATTACATCTTGAAACATCTTTGAGTCACAACGATTAAAGAGTAATGCAATTCCGTTGCCATGCTCTGCCAACCGATTAACGAACCGTTCAATAAGAGGACGAGAGTAAGGCGGATTGAGCCATACACGACCTTTCCATTCTTGCGATAGTCCGTCATCATTCTTGTTATACATTTGTGTGGCTGTTTCCCAAAGTGGGTTAACCGGAGCACATGGATCTAAATCAAACTTCCCTAATGCATCTATAATTTCTTTCGGTGTGTACCATTCATCGGTAGAATTAGACGATTTTTCAAATGTTGTGTTCATTTCTATCCTGTTTTGAGCCATTTTGCTAACGTCAGCAAAATGATGATTATTTGAAATTAAATTCTAGTTGTATCATCAGTCAACTGTTAATCAACTTCCACTAACTCACCGTTTTCCAGTCTATACCATGTGTCGGCCTTTACAATCTCTCCATCAACTACTACAGCCTTCCAATCGACAATATCATACGTATCTTCCCCTTCTTCAGCTATGACCAAAATTGCACCAATTCCGCCCTTTACCTGAACATTGTTACCTCTTGCCATTGACAAACCATTTGATCCGGTTGAAGCCTTTCCTCTTGCCGTGGCAGCACCATAATCACCAGCCGTGGCAGCACCTCTATTACCAGCCGTGGCAGCCCCACTATCACCAGCCGTGGCAGCACCGCAATTACCAGCCGTGGCAGCACCTCTATTACCAGCCGTGGCAGCACCTCTATAACCAGCCGTGGCAGCCCCACTATAACCAGCCGTAGCAGCACCATTATCACCAGCCGTGGCAGCACCATAATCACCAGCCGTGGCAGCACCTCTATTACCAGCCGTGGCAGCACCATAATCACCAGCCGTAGCAGCACCTCTATTACCAGCCGTGGCAGCCCCACTATAACCAGCCGTAGCAGCACCACTATCACCAGCCGTGGCAGCACCTCTATAACCAGCCGTGGCAGCACCTCTATTACCAGCCGTAGCAGCACCACTATCACCAGCCGTGGCAGCACCATAATCACCAGCCGTAGCAGGTTTTCCCGGTTCCGCATTACACTCGTTAGTACACCGTTCCTTGACAAAAGATACAGCTGCTTTCACAAGCCCCCTTATATCAAGCTCAGCGCCTATTCTAATTTTTGAAGAACAAACCTTGTCACTTTCTGAACCGTCTATTTTACCGCTCTGTTCAACCTCACAAAACCTTGACCCGGCTGGCGCATAGTAACCAAAAACATCCAGAGGGTAAGGACATGCATGAAAACCTTTCTCACATGCCTTTATGTCGCCTGTTTCTTCATACTCCTTACCTACCTCATACTTAAACCCTCTACAAGATAAATCTTTGTCAAACGCTTTATAAGTCTTTAATTTCTGTTCCATGATATTGTTTATTTGTTGTTATTTTGATATTTTGATTATTTTTTATTCAAAGATCGGGCATTTTCTTCTGCCCAACAGATGTATTCCATGAAGCCTGTAGCATGGCTTTTCGGGAATCGAATCGTATTTACGATATATGGCACAACGGCGGCAGATGCGATGTATACTGTATTTCCCTTTTGCGCCGTAACATACCACAGGATAACCGTCAGCAGTTTTCATGATTTTCTAAACAAATGACTGAACGCATTATCCAAATCCAGGTCCAAATTCAGTTTGGACGGGAAAGATTTAATGTATTCGTACATCTTATAAGCGAGGTTGTCATCATCACCGCATCTGTCAATCAGTGTGAGTAACATAGCATTCACCATGTCAGAATCATTGCCGAAGTTTTCCTGAGTGGATTCACTGCAATGATTCACATCACTTTTCAATCTCTTTATCGCGGCTATGGCTGTGTTGAAGTTTCTTTTTGAATCGTGTCTGAGTTCAAAGCCTTCCTTCTTGTATTTCTGCTGCATTTCAAGAAGGTTGGTTTCTAAAACGTCCGTGAGGACAAATACGATGTTGGTTATCGTATTCAGTTTGTCTGTTCCTTGCATGATCGTGTATTTTTTATCAATTATTTTATTTGATACAACCTATTTTAAAGCCGTATAATGAATTTTCCTGCATGAAAGTATCAACTACAGGCTTTCTTGTTGAAAATCTTGTCACGGGGCTGGAAATGCGGTATATCGTTTTCTTTCTTTGCCCTGTCAATCCATCTTTGGAATTTGGCGGCTACAAGAGGACAGTGGATGCGCAGGTTCCTGTCGCGTTCCGCTTCCCATTCACGTATCTTTGTCTGCATCTCGGTATTCATAAATTTCTCCTTTTTTCGTTATGATTCTTTCTTTTGAAAACTGTTACAAATTTGCCCGTATCTGTCACAGGCGCACACTCTATGCCCTTTGGCCCTGCAATACGCAGAATTGTCCCCGAAGTTCGAAGCATTCTTGCAGTTCCGGCATTTTACATATACGGGTTCCGGCTTGACTTTCTTTGCCATACTGTCAGTATTTTCATGGCTTCCTCGTCCCCGGATTCCGCCCGACGTTTCAACTCGTTGTACCAAGTCAGGGAAGAATAACCTTCGGGAGGAATGAATCTTCTGCCCTCTATCTCATCCTGCACCCTTTTCCGGTTTATCGCGTCCAGCTCATGATCCCTTTCGGGCTTGAACTCCTTGAAGAAGGCGTTGCCTATTCTTCTGGCATCGAAAGACGCGAATGAATTGTCATACTTCCCGGCCTTGTAGCGTGCGAAAAACAGCATCAGTTCGGAAAGCTTGTAAGCCTTGACCTGTGAGGCAAATGACTGACAAAAGATTCTTATCCCATCGGCAACGCCCTTTTCTTTGCTGTTGGAAGCCCCGAATATGCCGGACACCTGTATGTCAATCCAATATTCGGAAGAGCCACAGCCGTAAAGCGCATCATACTGCATCAGCGATGGACAGTCTGCCATATAAGCCCTTTCCGGGTTTTGAAGGGCATATCCCCACTGGACCGGTGAAAACACCCTTTCAACCTCAGAACGGTCTTTCCATCTGGTCAGCCAAGCCTTCTTCGAGGTCTCGTTTATGTTGTTGTAGCAAGCTAAGAGCGTAGGCGTTAACTTCCTGTTTGTCTGTATAATTGCGCCTATTGTTGTTTCCATTGTTCCGTTGTTTTTCAAGTTCAATTTTTAGCCATCGGGCAAAATGCGATTTTGCATCTTGGGGTGATTTAACAGTTTCTCCCTCGTTTTGGAGCTTCATAAAAAACTTCTCCAAATAATCATAAAAATCAGGAGGCGCGAAATCCTTATACCCACATAAACGAGTATTCATGCAGACAGCTTCCATCCATGAACTATTCGACTTCAATTCTTCATAGCACTCATCCAGCCCCCTTTCAAAAATCCCAGTCGGAATTTCTTCATACGCGCACGGGGGAGAGAGATAATTATCTTTGTCTTTATCTTTGTCTAATGCGCGTACATTATACTGTAAGGGCTTAGGTTCTACTTTAGGTTCATGGTTAGGTACAAGGTTAGGTTCAACTTTAGGTTCAACTTTAGGTGTCAAATTTTGATAGCTAATCTGATACCTTGTTTTGTCCCGTTGTCCTTTTCCGCCTGATTTGAATGTAATAAGACCCGCCTGAACTAATCTGTTACGTGCTGATTTCATTGAGTTGACCGACACTCCCACGTCAGATGATACCTTTGTATCACTACGCGTCCAGCTATCCACCCAGCCTAAACGATTCGCTGTTTTTATCAAGTAAAAATAAAGCCTCGTTTCACAGCAGGTAAATTCCCAGTCTTCGTCAAGAGACCAAAACCAATTAATCAGTTCTATATAAGTCATATATTTTTAAATAATGTCCATATCTACTACAGAAGTGTTTTATTATACCAAAAGGATATTACGATAGAAATAAAATAAGCTCTATATTTTCATTGTTTCTATTTGTGGAACTCGGAAACAACTACTCATACAGAGCTAAATTATATCTTTATCATACGAGAGTTCCACCAATCGCATTTATTATTTTCACGGTGTAAAGCTAATCAAAAGTGAAGTAAAAACAATCACTTTATACCTTTTATTTTCCCGTTATTAACATTTTTTCTAATATCCTTTCCTTTGTAATGCCAAATCCTGCTTTGCAAATGATATTTGAGTACGTATGTTATCTCCAGCGTGAACAAGAGTTCGATTTATGCGATCTAGCCATACGACCAACTGATTAGCAGTCACACTTTGAGCTGCAACGAACTTAATTGCAACAGTTGCCGGAACTCGTGACAAGAATTCCATGTGTTGAGAATACACGTTTGCTGTCACTTGGTCTTGATATGCCTTTGCATCCGCCAAAAGTTTCCCACTTCTTGCAAGGTAGACATTTATATCTGTCAGACGATCTACCAATTCTTTCGGGTTATCACTGGCTGTTATTTCAAGAAAAGACTGCATCTCTTCTATTTCCTGTATGATAGGAAGTAGAGGACAATCATCTATCTTACACGAGCCCATTCCGTCATTTTTAGGGCAGTATTTACAATTTATTTCCATGATAATTATAAATTAAGTTATTATTTTAAATTACAATATACGCTTAGAACCAGTTATCTAATGCTCAATTCATACAGAAGTCAAGAAAAAACAGATTGCTTTTCTCTGCCTCGTATTCATCTATATGAGAACCACAAGATTTCAGTTCTGATACCTCATGCTTTAAATTTTCGTTTTCAGCTTGCAAGCGATAACATTCTGCTTTACATTGGGCATATTCCGTAAATGCCTTCAGCATTGCCATGTACTGATTATAATCTATTCTATCTTCATAACGATGTGTTTTTACTGTGATAATTACTCTAAACCTACCGCCCGAATTGACGGTAGGGCGTCATAAATGAGAACGTTGGTTAACCCCCATACGGCACTTACGCTTTTTATATGTGGCAAAATATTTCTTACAAAACCTGCTCTAATAATTACTTAGGGCAGGACACTTCCACGTGTTTCCATTGCTCTTAAATTCTATTCCCTGACCTTGTTTATTGAAAGTTCCGGGAACTTATTTCCTTTCACCTGCTCTGCCATTACATACATATAGCAGAAATCCGCTGCTTGCTTATAAGTTTCAAACTTGAAAACAACATTTGAACCCTTTTTTGAGACCTTGTATTTCATTGTATGAGTTTATATTGGTTTCATTATAGCTCCATTAAGACGCTGTGTAGTTCTTATGTAATCATCAAGAAGCTCTTGTAATATGAAGTCCGGATAAACGTTCACAACACCGAAACGGTCTATGTTCACCTTATTTACCGGATACCCCTTTTCCTACACAGACGTGTAGCGTCATTGCCGAGCTTCGAAATGTCACTTACATAAATGGGGAGCTTATGCCTCTGCACGTATGCAGACATAGTGGAACACCCATATTCACCAATAGCTTTTTGGGAAAGTTTTTTAACCTCATCTTCTAGCGCGCCTAACCTTAGTTCTGTAGATTTAAGCCTGTTTTCCTGTTCCACATTGGTTTTGGCCAGTTGAAGAATCAATTCTGCCTGGCTCATTTCAACGGTTGAATTCAAAATATGATCCATTGCTCTATATTTTTATATTAAAGTATTGTGTTTTATAAATTAATCGAACGGTTTATCGCTGTTCTTATATCGTTACGATAATCACGGTTCCAATCATTACGTCCCATGCGTGAACCGTAATAGGAACGGTAGTTTCTATAGTCACGATTGCCGTACTTCGATTTGTATTCGGCTGCACGCTTGGCGTTTTCTTCATTAATCTTTGCTGCTTCCTTTGCTTCCGCCCATGCTTTTTTAAGGCAGTAACTAAATGTAGCATTGAAGGTATGATTGAAAATGTAATGCGCTCTCTTCATTATGTCTGATAAATTGTAACGTTTCATATATTTAGGAGTTAATTGTTATTAGTTCTTTTATTTGATGTAAAGATATAGTATTTACTGTATATTACCAAACGAAATAACTATAATATACTATTTCTTTTGCATAAATTAATATAGTATATACTGTATTCTTCATAAATAATCTGTATTTTTGAAATCAAAAAGATAATTATGAGAATAAAGGAACTTTTAAAAGAGAAACATTACACACAACAAGAATTGGCAGATAAAATGAATGTAAGCCTATCTGCTGTTAGACAAATGGTTGCGGCTGAATCATTGACAACTGCTACACTTGAAAAAATCGCCACTGCCCTCAACGTCCCCATGTGGCAGCTATTCGCGTCCCCGGAAGAAGTGCAGCTTCCCTCAAACGACCATTCTGTCAAATGCCCACATTGCGGAAATGAGTTCCCAGTTAGCGTGAATGTTGAACTTAAAACCAAATAGTATGAAAGAGATCCTAATCATATTAATGTTTATTGTACCAGTCTTTGCAAATGCGCAAGAATATGGAAATTTGACATCTAAAGACTCACTTAATATAAACATGGATTCTTCACAGGTTGTTGTTGATTCTATTGTGGAAGCCAATTTAAAAAAAGAGCAAATAACAGCTATTGGCGGAATACCTTTTGGAATTTCCAGAGAAAAAGCCCTACCTGTATTAAGAAACAAATATGGAACAGAAGACTATCTTTCTGACAATAAACACATAGTCTTTAAAAACATAAAATATGCAGGTGTAGATTTTAACTCTGTATATTTCCTTTTTCAATCAGACGGTATTAATAGCTATTTTAATGCTTGCATATTTATCCTAAATGCAAAAACGAAAAAAGAAGCCATTGACAAACAAGACGAAATGAGAGCTCTTTTATCGAAAAAATACAATTTATATTCTTTTACAGATGATAACGGATTCGACTTATACGTTGGAGGTGTATCCCCACTATGGAACGGTAGTTCGAAATCGTTTTTAGAAGGGAATTATACTGGTGCTGTCCATATAGACATTATAAATTATGACGAAGAATTAGCCCAAAATGCTGGATTTGAATATTCCGTCCGCATAATTTACGGTCCTTTCAATTACGTAAAAGAAGAATTTTGAGCCTGAATGTATTAGAAATGACCGTCTAGATACTTTTTCTTATCGTGTCTGTTATAGCTTATTATAAGCCGCAATGTATGGATGAATATAAGGGATGCGAATGCACCCCTTTATTTATAGCAACTATTCAATATCCCTATATTTTAGATAGGGAGAACATTAGGATATTTTCGGTAATACAACTTAGTCAATGTGGATTTAAGGCTGTTATAGTCTTTGATAAAGCCTAAATCTATCCATTGAGCTATCTGTAATTCCAGTTCATACAATTCTCGGATTTTAGCTTCATCACCAATTTTATTACGCATTTCTGATTCATGTTTACCATAGACTATGATGTTTAGAGACTTGGCCAAGTCCTTAATCTTTTTTTGGAATATATCCCCAGGGAGTATTGAACAAACGGCACGACACATAGCAGGATAAGCATCTCCAGCTAAATTACGGTACTGAATCATCTCATCATATATGAGGCGTATTACCTTTACTTCAAAGCGAGGATTAATCCACATGGCAAATTTTGTAAATAAGAAAGGATGCATCCATACTTCTTCTTTAGGCCTGCCAGCTTTACCCTTTTCTTTAACCTTACTCTTCTTAACTACCTGATTATCAATTTTAGGGGAATTTTCCCCTAAACCATTTTCACGTTCTTCAGCTATGAGCGCTTCTATAAAATCTCCAGTTCTTTTAGCCAAAAGAAACTCATCCATTTTTCTTTGTTCATTATGCTATATATATTTCCATTCAAATCCTTTATGAGTTTTATATTTTGAGTATTTACTGACATTAGATGCTACTTTTGATATGCTAGCCTGATTAAATCCATTTCGTTGCGCTTCATTTACAGATTCAAATATTCTAATAATTACTCCATCTTTAATTTGTGCAACACGTTTTGACAACTTCCCATTTGTCATTGCTTTACTTATTCTATCATTATGCGTTCCATAATTGATATTATATGAGCAATCGCACCATTCAAGGTTATCAATCTGGTTATTGCTCTTATTTTCATCCTTATGGTTTATTTGTGGCAGGTTGTTAGGATTAGGTATAAAAGCCATTGCAACAAGCCGGTGTACTTTCATCCGTTTTGTTTGCTTATCAACATATATAGCGACACAAGCATATCCATTTTTATCATAAAATTGCTTTAAAGGCTTTGGCAATCCTGTTCTATTGTAATTTAATGATACAATCGTACCATCAGAATGAATTTCATATTTATTACCATTATAAAATGAGAATACTACTATATTTTTTGTTCTCTGACTAACTGTAAAATCACCCATTGGGCGAATCATGATTTGATTTGTTTTCATAATTTAGTCTTTACGTTCCAAGAACGTTCCGTACTCCTTTATACGGTGATTAATTCTAAATTTAATAAGTACAACCCAATGCACTGCAAATATACGGATAATTTTCAAAAGTGACACTTTAAGAGCCATTTTTTTAAAAAAAAGAGAGGTGCAAATACACCCCTCTTACGAAGATACAGCATAACTTCACAGTTTTCCGTATCTTGATGATACATAAAAAGCGTAAGTGCCAAAAACATTTACATCATTATTCTACAAGCTGAAAACAAAATGTCAAAGAGCGATTTATTTAAAATCAAGCATACATTATATATCTTTCAAATAATTATCCACCACTTTAATAAACTCGTCTAATGACCGAACAACAACGTACTTGTTACCATTCGCCTCACATTCCTTTTGCCAGTCTTTTTGTACTGGTCTTTGGTATTCTCCCGGCTTTTTCATTTCTACACACAAGGCACCGTAGAAACGATTACTTTTAAGAAGTATCAAATCTGCAACCCCGGGAAGCATACCTTCATCTTTCATATAAGCACCGTTTCTTGCAGAACGTCTTGCCGCATTAGGAACAGCAAACAGCATATTTCTGAGATGGGGATATTTTAAACGGAAATAACTAACACAAGAACATTGTATTTTATGTTCCTCGTTTTTGGGCTTGCTACGGCTGCTTGCCACACAATCCTTGGATTTCATCTCTTCGTATGTCATAGTTTTATTTTTTTATGTAGTATGGCATTGTTTCAACAATTTATTTATCTCTCTTATTTCTATCTTCTTCCGACGAATAGAGACGGTTAAATCATGAACTTTTTTATCGTTGCTTACTATAGCAAGTCTTTCTCTATAAACCTCTATTTTATCAAATATAGAATCTCTTAGATTTTGCAATTCTTCTTTTGACAGACCTATTATTTTATCTTTAAAAGTATCTGCGTATGTCTTCATAATTTTCCTAATTAAAAGACCCGAAGCGTATTCTCCGGGGCACAACCATTATTTATTAACCCATGCCATTTATGTGTGGCTCACATTTATGAGGGGCGTAGGGGAATCAAACCCACTAATCATAATTGGGCAGTGCCAGCAATCATGATTAACTTGCCGATTGAAGCTTCATAAATCAACAAGCCCTTACAATGTATATTGTGCACTTATCCATAATAAGGAACACAGCCAGTGCTTACGCCCCATTTTCGCCCACTATATCTTCACAGACAGAGCAGGCATGTAAACAAATGCACTTAATCAAAATTGAAATTATCTTCACCGTCTGGATCTTCGTCCGGAATATCATTACCGAAATCCATCGGAATGAACCAGTCTGAAATATAGTCTTCCATATCAGTCAATTTTTAAGCATTAGGAAATTCTGGTTTAACATCTGAATTTGCTTCATAAGGATAAACATCCATAATAGCAGTTTCCGCTACCGAAGCAATCACGTAGTCTGCCATTGTGCCTTTCATTCCTTCATCCAGTTTATTGACTGCATCTCTCAAGTCGGATGCTTGAACAAGAATGTTTGTGGATGTTTTCTTTTCCGCACCAGTCTTTTCATCCAATGTGATAAAGTATAACTTGCATTTAAAATACCTGTCAGCAGATTCTTCATCTGAGAAAAATATCTCAGAATAGTTGGCACGTTTTATGTCAGAAACAGTAAATTCACCGCTGATAAACGGTGTCATTTCCTCAATACATCTTCCTTCGCTTTCTGTAAAAGATAAAGAATCAAATAAATAAGATTCTGTGACTTTTTTATTCATCCCGTTTTCCATTACTTTCTCGTAACGAATTTTACACTCAAACCATGTGTGCATCATAATCATTCCTCCTTTATATTTTTTATACCATCTTCAAGCATTTCAGATAAACAAGTTCCTCCATTATAAAACTGCATTATATAACTGTAAGTTCCGTCATTGTTTGGAGTAAGGATTGATATATCCTCTGTGTCTTCTTCTTCATTATCTTCAATGATTTCCCAAAGAGTGCCATCAACTTCAATCACAATAGATGGATATGGATCTGTTAATAACGCTTCCTTATAGGATTTATAGCATTCGTCTAAACCTATTCCAATAGACTTACATTTTTTCTCGCACCATTCTTCAATAGTGTAATTATCTAAATCGACTTTTTTAATTTTGCCGATATGCCTTTCCATTTCGCTCATGATTAATTCTCCTCTTCTTGTATAATTCTACAGATTAAATCCTTTCTCCATCCTTGAATAAATCCATTCTCGTCAATATTCATAATGATGTAATCGCCATATCCGTTTTCTTTCGGGCACATTACCTTGGGCACATAGCCGTTGTAAGAAGTGATAACCTCTTTGTTTCCATCGAGAATTTCACAAGCAAAATCATCGCATACTTTGTAATGGATATTGGCGGTAATTCCTTGCTGCCAGTTTACTATCTTACCTGCTTCGATTTCAATAAGCGGTCGCCAACGCCAATTCTCGCCATGCAGAACTCTGTGTTGTTCCCCTACATATTCAGCGCATGGAATAGTAGGTTCGGCAGCAGGACTCTCTAAATCTTCGCAATTGGTATCATACTCTCCGTTTACTTTCGCATCGTCCCAATAACGTACACCAGCATCCACTTTCAAGTAGATTGCTTCAAACTCTGTTGGTTTGTTGATTGTGATTTTCATTTTCTTATTATTTTGAACATTGTAAATAAGTGGAGCCACCATCGGTACTTACACATCTGACTACAAACTGTGTCCAAGATTCTTCGCTGCATTTCGTTCCAGGTGGGACTTGTACGGCAATATCCATATCGTCAGTTCCGTATTCATCAACGATTTCTTCTAACTGTTTTATAAATTCTCTAAGATTCATTTTTTATTTTGTTTTTAAGTTTCTTACTCATTTTCCTGCATTGCCTTGCCTTATCCAGTTCACAAGGTTTCCGGCAATACTTGTCTATAAGTCCATCACATCTATCAAGAAGGTGGATTAAATTTTGTATATCTGTTTTACATAGGTCCATAACATCAGAATGGCAAATCGTCCAAATTTTCATCCACTTGTGCGGTGGGTGCATTTACAGACGAAGAAGCGTTTTGCACCTCATAAGGCTTCATGTTACCTATATACGGAACGGATTTAAGCTCGTCCTCCGTCATGCGTTCGCGAACTTCTTTGGCGAGCGACTGTCGTATGCTGTGCGTGTCACCATACTCTGTGCGTGTCACCATACTTGCCGGGAGACTGTTTTTCCCAAGCGGTGGAATCAATGTACGCGCCTTTGGCTTTCAGGTTATCATCTGCCGATATGAAGATGTTATTGTCTTCAATAGGTATGAAAACACCTCTTTTTGTAGATGTCGCGCCTTTTACAGTTACAACGCAGGAGTTTTTAAATTTTAGTAAATTCAATTTTATGCTATAATTCATAACTTAGTATATATTAAAGTTCTATCTTGTCAAAGTCAATGCCGTGTTCATTCATAAAGTCACCCAAGGCAATAATATTCTCACGAGTGGTGGTGACTTTGAAAGCTCTCGTTAACAGTTCAGGTTGTTGTGCTTCGGGCTGATTAATAAAAGGAGGTTGCTCGTTGGCTTTTTGTCCTGCCATGGCAAACGGATTGATCGGACGGGATTTGGCTTGTTCTACTTCAGCAGCTTTACGGGCTTCTTCAGCAGCCTTTCTTTCCTGCTCTGCCTTGATACGCGCCTCTTCTGCTGCTTTGGCACGCTCACGCTGTTCCTTCAGACGGTTGGCATACTGGATGGTGGATGTGATGTTGAGCGTATCCATATAATAAGTACGGAGGACATCGAAATCCTCACCAAACCCCTTCAGTGTGGAGAGTTCGTTCTCAATCTTAGCAAATATGGCATCAATATCGTTGCATACAGACTTCATGCTTGCGGATTTGTTGAGCCACTCCAGTTTAAATACCTTGTTGAAGTCTACAAGGTTAACATTCAGTCCATCGAAGTAGGTCCTGATGGTGACTTTCTTCTTGTCCTTGTATTGCTGTTCGTTTTGCTTGACTACCGTGTCAATCTTGGCAGAGCACTCGCCGATAAGTTTCACGGTTTCGGTTACAACGTCCTTGAACTCCCCGAAAGGTTTCATGAATTCTTTCTCAATTTCAAGACGTTTGGCATTGAGGGCTTTCGCCGCCTTGTTTAAAGCTGCCTTGTCTTTCTTTGCCTGATCGATATTCTCATCGTTATAATTGGAGATATCATACATTGGCAAAGCGGCTTTTACCATATCTCTGATTTGCTTTGCGTTGGTAGTAAGACTACCTAACGTCTTTTCACTCACGACCAGTTCTAGGTCGCTTTCTTGAATTGCTAATTGTGTGTTCATTGCTCTATATCGGCTATTTGGTTAATAATATCGTCTGCCATACGAATGCGTTTTTCCATTTCTGCAAAGACCTTTTCATTTGGTAGTATGCGAACAATATGGATAGGATCTTTTTGGAAAGGATTGTAAGCAACAAAATCCGTCCAGATTGCATTACAGCACATCATGTGAGCCATACACTGATAGAAGTATTCATACTTGACTTTGAGGAGCGAATCATTGTCATAAACTTCACTTTTGTACTTCATAAAAGTATTTTGGGAAGGAGATTTTATTTCTATACATCCACGCTCCCCAGATTCTTCATCATAAAAGAACCCGTCAGGACTACTGGCAAAGTTGGGGATAGTGGGGTGTTTACACGACCCCACTTCTACAATATGCCTTCCTGTTAACCTTGAATACAAATCACGTGCGCTTGCTTCCTGCTCTGTCCCGAATCTCATTGCTTTGCTCTCTACATTAACAGCAGACAAATACTCGGCAAACGCAATATCATCGTTTACAATCTCAGGATTCATAGCTCTTTCTGCCGCAACTTGGAAAATGTAATTCTTGGCAGTATCGCTGAACATGTCACTTCTGCCGCTTTTCATAAGCAAGCCGACACTACTACCAGTAATGTTACCAAGGCGACATCTAAACCAGTCAAGTGACCTTTGTTCTGCATTTTCTATCATAACAACGTTTTTTGAATAGGTTTATCATTTGCTTTAGTTTGGGGCTGATTTACCGACTGTTCTGCTTTTGGTTGTTCTTCAACTCCTGCGGCTTTTGCTGCGATTTCGGCAAGTTTATTAGCTTTTGCTGATTTATCAATAATTTCCTCATATTCTGCATCCTGAATATCTTCAACTTCTTCCTTGGTCAAGAATCCCATTGATATTTCAGGACAATAGGCGCGTTGCCAGAAAGCAGCCGCACGATAAGTAAGCATCAAATTTGGCATTGTAACCCATTTGCTTCCGGACTTTGTATACCACCCTTCCTTTATTGCCATTTCAATAGTTATCGGATCTGATTCAAGAACTTCTTTAGTAGAAAGTTCAGTGGCATAAGCAATACATTCAATATTATCCACATCAGTACCATCGAACTCTTTTACAACGATTGTATTGCGTCTGTTTGTAGCATCCCACACTGTTTCATTGTATTTTACTTTACCAACCTTCCCAAGCGTTCTTTTCCGATACCTAAGTGAAGTGTATTTGCCACTCATGTTAATGGTAGCGATAAGGAACTTACTTGACCATGACGGATTTCCCTTAACAACATAGAGATTCTGCATTATCATTAACGGATTAGCATTCATTCTCATTGCCATATCAAGCGCAATCACACAATTTCCTGTATTCCCTTTATAAGCTTCAGGAACGATTGTACTTTCAGTGTACATCTTGGCCATGCGCTGCATAACCTCAAACTGTTTCACGGTTTGCCCTACCGGTGTCATTGCAAACTCGGCCGCTTGTTTGGCCTGAATAATCTGTAATTCTGTAACTTGATTGTTTTCTTCCATTGCTCTAATATTTAAAAGTTTAACAATATCTTGATAACCCCTGCGCTAAGCAAAGGCTGGTTCTTTCTTCTTCTAAGATTTTATCAGTATATCCTGACGAAAGCTTTGAAATGTGTAATTTTAAATTCTGATCAATCTGTCCTTTAACATCGGATATATCTTCCTTGATAAGCTGAATAATTTCTTCCTTGGACGAATACCCGTATTCAGGAAGATATTCAAGTTTACATGATTCAACTTTTTTCAGTTCTTCTTCCAATTGATATAGTTCATCATACATTCTGTTCTCTTTTATAGGTTTCATAAACAATGCCTACAGCAGCCAACAATTCTTTCATTCTTGAATTTTTCTGTTCCACGGCATCATACATGGATGCTTTAAATTGAACTTCAACAGTATAATTGGCAAGTTCTTCGTGACTCATAGCCAACAGTTCTTCTTTTGTTTTCATTGCTCTTATGTGCATTTAGTTATACATATTTTACTTTTAGTATTACATCTACCGGATTATCCTCCATTGAAGAAAAAGCGTCAAGTACCTTTTCCTTAATAATCCTAATCGGAATGTCTATAATTCTTTCCTCTACAACTGAAACAGGAATCTTACTACCATTATATGTCAACAGTGTAATTGATTGAATTACATACGGACGTTTTTTATTCATCTTCATGTTCTAATCTTTTACTATGCTTCTCTATATATATTGAAGAACAAGAAAAAATAAAAAATGAAATCCAAAACCAAACATTATCAGGATTGGCAAGCAATATTACCATAATCAATGATAAAGCCCAAATAGTTAAAATTGGTGTTCTTTTCATAACTTATTGATCATCTTTTTATTATGATGTAAAACTACTTTATTTTTGACTTTTACCCAAAAATTACACTTTGAAAATACTTGTCATTAACATGATATAACAGTTTGATAATCAAGATTTTAAGGAAGCATACTTCACTACATCGTAAGCATTGCAATACCATCTTCCATTTTGGCGATTGGCAGGTTTCTTTTCGGCTCGTATCGCCCCAGAACCAACCAAACGAAACAGACGAGATCTACCTCCAACTATATCAGCAGCCTCACGTTGACCAAAAGTCTTATCATTAAGGACTATCTTCAATACATCTTCATCAATCATATCTATTCTTTGAAAAGGTTATTCTTATGGGCATATTGGATAAATTCAGATTTCTCGTGAATATCCAACTTTAAATAAACCGATTTAATATGGTTTTTAACTGTATGAGGGGAAAGATAAAGCCTTTCTGCAATATCCTCATTATTAAAGCCTTCATATACCAACTGCATAACTCTCATTTCCGCATCTGATATACAACAGTTGAATTGTGGACAGCAAATAACGCCCTCATATCTGCATTCACCACGCATAGGACATCTCACACGTTCAAAGTTGAATCCACCTTTTTTATCTATATCCCTGCTAGTATTATCCAACTCTCCAAAATTGCACTTGCAAAATCTATTTACCATAAGAAATTGAAAGTATGGGATATTCTGCGAGCTTCTGCTATAACACTCCATTAATGCTTTATACGCTTCAGGATAACACTCCCTTATACGTTCGAGGATATCTTTCACAAGAACAGTTTCTTTATCTGTTATCGGTTTATTGCTTCCGTCAGGAAACATGCACCAAAGTTCATCTTCAAATATGTAAAACTCTAAATCCTTCATCATTCCACACATTTTAGTCGGACCATAGATTTTCAGGAGATATCCCTGTTATTTCAGAAAGGGCAGCGATATGTTCTGGGTTATTAGGTTTCATTCCATATACAACCCAGTTTCTTACAGCAGTAAAAGACACTCCTGTCTTTTTTATCACCTCGTTGATAAACTCAGTTTTGGGATGAGTAGCATTTGGAAGATTTGAATAATAGTCCTTTAAGGTTATTTTATCACCTTCACAAAGCTTTTTGGTTGTTTTTAAATCATCTTTCATTATCTTTGTAGTGTTATATAATTAATAGCAATGCAAATATATCCATTTTGAGGATAAAATGAATATTTTTATATTTAAATATCCTTAAAATGGATAATAAAAATCACTTGTATGGATAATGGAGAAGAAAACAGGCTGAAACAGTTCAGAATTCACATGAACATGACGCAACAGCAAATGGCTGATCTACTTAAGGTCGGTCAGAATACCTATTCAAGAATAGAGAATGGAGTTACAGCTTTCAAGGATGTATACAAAAAAATAATAGAGGATAAGTATCATCTCACAACAGGATGGTTATCTGGTGCTGATGTACCTATGTTTAAAAAATACGATGCGGTAGCTGGAATTATAGAAAAGGGTATTTCTGGAAGTAATAAAGAGAAGCTAAAAGAAAAGATTTTAGAAGAACTTATAGAACAAAAACTGGAAGGTAAAAGTGATTCCATTTCTATGAGCAGAGAAGTTTTTGAACAGATATCAAGACTTACTGAAACCGTGTTGTCTCAGCAAAGAACTATAGAATCAATGCAGGAACAGAATAAAAAATTTCTTGCCCAGCAGGAAAATGTTGTCAGATGTGCTCATGTAAGTGGGTCGGATATTTCAACGAGCGACATAAAGAACCAAAATATTAATAAGGGAATAAGATGAATATATCAGATGAAGGAATAGCTATAAGCAATCGTTTCTTTAAAGCTATAGCAATATTAAAAGAACAGAAAAAGATTAGAGGACTTCAAACTTTCACAAGAAAACACAATCTGAACAGATGGAATGTGAACCAAGTAAAGTTTTATCCAGGTCGAAGTGTGTTAAAACCTGAATGGATTGTATATATACATGAAGATTACGGGATTTCTGTAGAATGGATAGTACTAGGAAAAGAACCTATTTTTGATCCAAACTGGAAAGAGCATAAATAAAAAATGTGCAAGAACTTATCCTTGCACATTTTTTGATAACTTGCAACATACTATATTACAAGCAATTAATCTATAAATTGGATAAACATTCGTAATGAATAGGTCCCGGGTTCGAGTCCCGGTTTCGGCTCAAGAAGCGGTATTCTACCGCTTCTTTTTATTTTACACTAATTGCTCTCCTCATCAAATATCTGTGATATACTGAAATTTACCCACTCCATACCAAACAATTCAATATCCGTCAAAGTTTGATTATCTTCACCTTACCTGGAATGATAGTCAGATGTACCGTACCATCCCCCTTTATCTCCACCTTTTGATATCTGGCCTCCACCACTACTTTACCGTCCAGCGCCATTACTCCCCACTGGCAAGCATTCCCTTCAAAAGCACAATAACCGCCCACAGGAATACAGATATTCCGGTAACAGGGAGGCACTACGATGTGATCTCCCCATTTCAGCCCCCACTTCATCCCCATCCGGAAAGGAAGGACATCTTTTATTTCCTCCAGCCTCTTCCGC